GAATCTTTAATCACATTTTTACTGCCCTTAGCAATATTGTCCCAAGTTCTTTTGAAAAATCCCTTTTGTACACCTGGTTGTTCTGCCCCCACCTTACTATATAAAGCAGCTTCGTCTGGTTTACCTAGACTCTTTACAAAGTCCTGAGCTGGATCAATCATGTCATCAGCTTTTTTAGTTATTCTTGGTATAAATTCTTTAGTTTGTTTTTTAACACTATTAAAAGTTCTTAAAAACTCATCATTTGATAATGATGGTATCTCTTTATATTTTTTACTAACAATCTCTAGTGCTTCGTTAATAGCATCAGCTTTTTTTATTTGTTTACTATCAACTTGACCAGTATTAGATATAGAATTTATCAATTTATTAAACTTTGTTATTTCTCTTCTAGCATATCCAGGAGCTCTACTATCTAATAATTTTTTATTTTTATAAAAATAACTTCTTTCTTTATCTAATAAACCTATAAGACCTTTTTCCTCATTAGAAGTGGTGTTAAATATCTTCTTAAAATCAGAAATCATTTGTGCTTGTATATCATCTGTTTTTGAGTAAATTCTTTTAATAGGTGATGATTTGAAGTCAAAATTTTTAATAAAATCAACACCATCATCAGCTTTTTTAATAAGTGGTTTTGTATAGTCAATTACATCATCTGATTTACTAAGACCCGTAATACCTGTAGTAGCTAAAATTCCGCCAGGGATAAAATCAATAGCATCAAACCCTGTTTCTACAGCTGGGTTGCTAAGTGTTTCTAAGCTTGGTCTTTCTTTAGTTAGTTGATCCACACCTTGTGTAATGCTTGCACGACCTTCTGGAGTTGATATTCTATCTAAAGTGCGACCATAGCTATTAAGAACATCAGCACCAAAATCTACGGGTGCTTTTGCAATATTATTAAGAATGTCAAGTCCTTGAGTAGCTGGGTTTGGCTGGACACCAAATAGTTCGTTTGTTGGAACTGGTCTTTGTTGTTGAACTCTTTGTGTATCTTGCTGCATTTGTCTGCCCAAGTTTCCAGAGAAATCAGCTAGACCAGACTTATCAAAAACATCAACCACATCATTGCCTATCCTATTAAAAAGACCCTGGCTTGGTTGTTGTTGAGTTTGTTGCGGTTGAGTAAAGGCTTGTTGAACGCGGTTTCCTAGCCCACCCTTGGCTAATTGGATTCCGTCAATAGATTTGTCACGGTCAATAAAATTACCAGCACCCTGTACGAGCTGGCTAGTCTTATTGCGTATTCTATCAAATATAGTCATAAATGCCTCTGCCTAGTCTGGCTTAGGCGTATAGACTTCCGCCAGATCTAGCTTTAAGTTGGTCTAAATAACTAAGATTATCTTGGGTAACATTTGCTCCCATATTTGGATCATTTGATCCTCCTGCAACATTACCGGTTGAAGCAGCGCCGTTTAGAGAGTTAAGCATACTGCTCATATCAACTTGATAAGGGTTTCCTTGATATCCAGCAATCCCACCATTAGCTGCTTGTAGAGCTGCTTGCTGAGAATAGATATTTCCAAGTAAACTATTTACGTTATTGTTGATTTGACTTACATCACCTTGTTCAGCTAGTCCTGTTTGAGCATCTGCTTGCGTTCTAGCTTCTTGAGCACCTTGTAGGAATCGGTCTAAACTAGATAGCTGTGTCTGAGCCCATTGGTCATTAGTTTGATCGCTTTTAACTCTTTCAGTATTCAAATCACCAGCTGCTTGAGCTGCTTGTTGAGTTTGTCTACCTTGTCCTTTAAGAAATGCTGAACCACCTAAGCCTAAAGCTCTGAGTGAGTTTCTCATTCTTTCACCAGCACCTTGATTAGTTGCTTGTAATGTTGATCTATCACCTTCATAGTTGTTTAAAATATCTTGTTGAAATTCGCCTCGTCTTTTTCCAGTTAAATCAACACCTTCATCATAAATTCCTCTAGCACGATCAAAAGCTGCTCCAGCTCTTCGCCTTCCTTCGTCAGCTGCTTGTCTAGCTAAAGATATTTGTGCTGATAGTCCACCATCATTACCACCATTTTTTTTCCATCCATCGGCTGCATCCCAGAAATATCCGGAACCAGGGTTAGAGTTTCTATCCGTAGAGCTTCCACCACCACCACTTGATGGTTGGCTAACTGATGGTTGTGCTACAGCAGAAGACCTTGCTTGGTCATAACCAGATTGTCCATAACCAGTGTTTATTTGATTTCCACCAGCATCAGTTGTAGACCATTCTCTTTGTGCTCCAGAAATATTTCGTGAATCGTTAGGAGCAACTGGAACAGCGCCACCGCTAAATGGATTTAAACCACTACCATTTGTAGAAGCCATAGCTGTCTGTGGTTGGAATGCTTTTTGCAAATTTTCTGTAAAACCAAAGTCTGGAGTTCTACCTTGTCGGTAAGTTCCTCCAGCTAACTTTTTGTATAGATCATCAAAAGATATCATAATTAAATTTCCTTATATGTTAATAATAACTAGGCAACACCTCTTTTGTGTCATAAAGCTGATGTTTATTTGACATCTAACGATCAGAGTGTTATCATCTGTGTTATGTTAAACAAAACAATAGCCCTCTTATTATTCGTTACGTTAGTCATTCCTGTTTTGGTGATTGCGGCAACCTCAGTTATAGGAATAGTGATTCCATCAGTATTTGATGTTTTTATGGTATTTGGATCTATAATTATTGCTCCAATAGCTGTTATCAGACTTATTAGAGCTAAATAAACTCAGCGAGCATGAAAGCTCCGCCTGATATTGATCGAGATACAATTCCTGCATCAAGCCTAGAGTCTATAGTAGGATTGCTGGTTCCAGTAAAAGAAGTTGAGTAGTCGATATGGATTCTGCCAACACCGCCGCCGCCGCCAATCACAGACCTTCCACTTCCCCCAGAGCCACCAGTTGCAGTGATTTTGCTTGTTCCGATTGCTGCAGTTTCACATTTCAGGAGAATAGATCCTCCGGCACCACCGCCTCCACCACCCCAACCAGCTTCAGTAGGAGCATCGCCATTCCCGTTAATAGAACCACTAGCCCCAAAAACAAGGTTTTTAGAAAATATAAACACTAATCCAGCACCATCAGCACCACTTCCATGATTACTAGAGTTTTCAGCCCATCCACCACCGGCTCCACCCATAACTATATTAACTAAATCTGCTTGACCAGAAGCATCTCCCCCAATCGACCTGCTTAATGCATCATTGCCACCAGCTCCACCATTACCGCCGCCAGCTCCACCAATTTGATCCGCTTGAGTTCCACCACCACCGGAATTTCCACTCGGATTTTTGGAAAAACTACTATTAGCTGTAAGCGTAGTTCCTTCACCAGCATATCCACCATCTCCATTATGTGATCCTTTTAGGTATCCAAAACTTTTAGAAACAATAGATCCATTGATTGTGGTAGTTTCATTACATAGGAATGCTACAACTCCACCAGTGTTTTGATTCCATGCTGGTGCGCTCCAGTTGATACTCGAATTAACAGTCACGTTTGAATATTGAGGGAGAGTTAAGACCTGAGCTTGGCTGACACCTGAGTCAGTATATGTATTAACTAAGTCTTTCTCCATTGTGAGGGTAGTTGTTCCTCCACCAGATAATATTTTATTTATTTCCCAAACTCCAACATCTGTTCCTCTCATTTGAATGACAAGAACTAAGTCGTTGTTGGAAAAGGTGCTAGCTAGGGCTAGTGTTAAATCTGCTTGACCAGATGCAGCAGAACAACTAGAGTTAGCTGTACTAAAAGTTGTGTTAGAAGAAATTGTGATATCCCCACTAGATCCATCCCCAAAGGAATAATCCCACGAGCTAGTATCATCTGACCGCCATTGTCTTTGAGCCATAATTTCCTTAAATGTCTTGAGCTATTATTACTCCAGATATTTGAGTTGATGAATGAACGATAAATCCAAAATCATCCCAGGAGTCTTTGTCAGTTGTGAGTTCAGGAGCTTCGCCACCAGCCCAGGTAATTTGGATACCCATTGTGTGAACCCCAGCTTGAGATACCGATGTAGTAATTGTAGTACCAGCTTTTGCATTAGCTTTTGATGTAGCTATGTTGCCAGTAGTAGCACTTGTTCTGATCCAGTAATAAGTTGTGCCAGCAGTAATGCCCGTAGGGAGCGTGTCAGTTGTGGTAAATATTACAGGAGTTCCTGTTTTCATGTCGAATGTTGTTGTGATAACACCAGGGTTAGCGATGGTCATAGTTACGACTTCGCTATCAACCTCAAACCAAGTTGGCACTCTTGATCCAGTTCCATCTTGTACTGTTCTGATTATGAATGTCTTACCTTCAGAAGCGTTAGATATGGTAAATGTTCTATTATCAGTCATCGCTTCTGTTAGATATTTAAGTTTATTTGTTAGAGATGCTAGGTCAAAGTCCATAGTTGCTTCATCAGCAATATCAATCCACTGGTCTGACTTTTCACCAAGTTCAGCATCAACTCCGGCATCATTCTTTACATGCCAAGTTCCATCAGTTGAGGCATACAGTCTAAGATATCCAGAAGCAGGTGTTGAAGGTTCAGAACCTTGTTCAGCCATCTGTAGGTATTCGTCATTCACAAAGTCTGAGTATTGATTAAAAAATTCCTCGTTATTCAAACAGTTTACTGCTAAGTTTTCAGCTAAGTTGCCAGCATACCCTCTAAGGCGAACAACACCAGTAAGTGCGTAGTCAGCAGCGGTTGAGCCAGAAGTTCCTGTAACGGAGAAAACCGTCTCATATTCAGTTTGCCACCCAACAACCACGATGGTTGGAACGTTTGCGGGGATTGCATCCACCAGAAGAGACCCATCAGCTGGAGTTGAAATCCAAGAAGACCGTAAACTAGATCTATATTTATCATTTGCCTTGTATATTGCCACTTTATGCCTCCATTATTTCTTTGAAACTACCGTCATTTATTTGTGTTTCAGATAGTCTTAATAAATTAAACCCACATTTTGTTAAATAAGCATTTTCTGCTTTATCTTTCTTAACAACTCTTTCTAAAGAGTGCCAGTAGTTTCCATCAGCCTCTATTACTAAGTTTAGACTTGGTATATAGGCATCTACTAAAAATCTTCCATTTATAAGCTTTTGTTTTTCGAATAACAATCCTCTGTCTTTTAGTTCTTGATAAAGCTTTATCTCAATAGATGTTTCGCCCCTACCTTGATTCATAGCTCCTATAATTCCAGCCTTTTTTCTTTGTTCTTTGCTTATGGTAGCCTGATAGCAGCTCATACACCTAGTTGATTTTCTGTTTGCTAACTTCTTACCACAATCAGCACACAACTTTGGAGACTTCTTGTTATGTCCTCCAGTTTTTCTATCTTTAAGTATCATTTTTCTATACTCAGGACTAGCCCACTTAGCTTTCATCATAGCTGACCGCTCTTCTCTTTGCTTAGTGGTGTAAGGCTTTCTGCCCTTAATTGCCATATATTCCTTATAGTAGTTTATTCCTTGCACGTTTGTGTCTAAACATTAGCAAGTTCTCTTAGTTTCATATTAAATGTAAGAGGTCTTGTGCTTCTTGAGTAGTAGATGTAGACACCAATTAGTGATATTTCATCTTCAATACCATCGTTTTGAATATTAAGTTTAATCCAAAATAGGTCTTTTTGTCTTAGGTTAATGTAACGAATATTAACAGTGGATCCAGCATCTTCTGCTGACATCATACCCACCTCTTGAGCGCCCCACTCATCATTGCCAAACCCTGAGAGGGATGAGTTTTGTGTAATGAGTAAACGCGGATCAGATTCAATTCCATTAAGTCCTGCTTTAATAACACCAACACTGGTGCTGTTGCCAGTAAGAGTGCCAAACACTAAGGTTACTTTGTCAAATTTCTTGAATTGGTCAGGCAGTTTCATATCATATTGTTTAGTAGACACAGAAAGTGTGATCTTTGTTTCATTATTAACATCGCCAGCATAATCTTTATGACCAGTAAACATTTCAAGGACATCAGCTGTTTTTGATGATCCATAATAGAGTCGTTCAACATTATCTGTTGGAGAGATATGTTTCCCAAACACTTTTGGATACACGCCAGTCCAAAGAGACCAAGAGTTGTATCGCTCGTCATAAGCTAGTATTGAGTTATTACCTTCTCCTGAAGCTGCAGTAGATATTCCAAAAAGTGACAGAGAATTGAAGAATACACCACTGACATCATCGATGTTTCTAGCAGTTATTCTTTGCACGATAGAGTCTGCTCGTAGTGACAGCACAGAATACCTCAAAATAGTTCCGTAATTTGCTTCATTGCCAACTGAGCTTGCACCCTCACGAGACCAGAATCTAAGGTTGTTGCCAGCGATGTGGGGTGAAAACTTAGATATAGAGCCAACAGAGATATTCACATCCTGAATTTGACCTTCTCCAGAATAATCACCTGCAGCTGTTAGGAATTGGAATTTACCAAAGACGTTATCTTTAAATACAAATAAGGCATCCTCGTTGGAGGCAACGTGGGTTTTAATAGCGTTAATATTAGTGCCCTCACCTTTTCTGTAAGGAAAGAACCCAGCTCCATCAGGTAGAGCAAAAGATCCGAATTGGTCAAATGCTCCAGACCAAACAATAGTGTCTCCACCAAGTTCAGTGGTTACTCCAACAAGAGAGCCTCTATAGGTGTCAAGTAAGGTGAAGTGGTATCCATTAGTTGTATTAGAGTCGGGAACTCCATAGAAAGTATCGGTGCCAACAGCACCCTTATCTACATACGTTGTTTCTGCTGGGTCTACTGATGATAGGAAGAAAGCTACCCCCTGCTTGTTTGATTTGAAAATACCAACACTGGTAGTCCCAGTTGGAGCTGTTGGTAGGGTGAGTGTTAAATAGGTATCATCATCGAGTTGTAGTGGAAGTGATCCAATCCAGCCATCTCCAGATGCTTGAACAGCAGAGTTAGCTGGGGCAGAGGCTAATGTATTTCCAGCTTCGTTATACCAAACAACTTGGTAGAAATAATTAGTTGAACCTGTTCCAGATCCGGTTTTTACAATTTGTGGTTTTATTGCTGGGTCATCTAGGGCAGTATAGATATGCCACCCATCTTCATCTAGCCAGATAAGGTCATTAACTGCATTAGCAAAATAGAGCCTTGATCCCACTTGCACAATCCAAGTGGTCGTAGTTACATCAAAAGTTGGTGTTCCTGTGTTGAATGTTGGGTTGGAGCCAACATACCCGGATGGGGCTGTTGCTGTTAGTTGATCCCAGGTAAGAGTGGTGAAGTTCCAGTATTCTGGAATACCAGTATCAGAGATACGAATAAAATAGTCATTACCACCAATTTGATAAGCAGATGCTAGTTGGTTTATTTGAGTTCCGCCAACAGCTGATTCTCCAAGTGGCTTAGTTCCCTGTCTTTTTGAGATGGTTCCATACTGCGAATAAATACCATTGATTAGCTCAGAAAGCTCAGTGTCTTTGAGTGTTGATGGATGAGCTAGGGTGTTAAGACCCTCGGGGAACCCGTCACTTCCTGCTCTTTTTATTGGCGGATTTTTCCGACGAGCTTTCTTTGTGTACATTTAATATGCCTTTATTGTCTATTACTTCTACCAGGTCTTGTTGAGTAGTAACTTCGAGCAACAGTTAGTCGATCAACTCTATTAACTTGTTGTTCTGAGTTAGTCATTAAATCACTTTTATCAGGAATTACTTCAAGACTTAGATATTCAAAAAATCTATTCTCTGCGTCTGATTCAGCTTTATCTTGAGAACCTTCTTGGTTAGCTTGTCGGTAGTATTCAGCTAGTGCTGCAAAACCAATCATGTCCCCAGGAAGGAGTAGTTTGTCAGCTGGTTCATTTGGAACTGCTGGTTGAGCAAAATACCAAAGAATAGCGGTTGTTGTTTCGGTAATAGCATCTTTGAATCTCATCTGCCATTTACCGTAGTCTGAATCTAGGGGATCATTTATCATTTCAACAAATATAGTTTGCTGTGCTGAGTTAGGAGTTTCATTCCAATCTACACCAAGTCCGGTAGAGCTGTTAGTAACTACTAACATATAAAGTCCGTTTGGTTTGTGGAAGCGGTCAGGAAGAACTACGGTTTTATCGCCAACAGTTAGTGCGATCTCTTCTCGAGCTAAACACCTTCGCCAGAAAGCTCTTCGTGCGTATTCTTCTTGTTTATTTTGAATCCAAGACACCCACTCTGCATATTCAGTTGTCCCATCTGTTGGGACTGATCCACCAGCGAATGGAGCCATGAATGAGAGTACGTTTCCTAGAGTTTGAATAGTGGTTTGTGCGGATGTTAATGCCATATACCCCTATATTAGAGTTTTAGTTGCCTGTTTGTGTCTAAGTACACGAACTCCCCACCATTTCTGATGAGGAGCTTTGCGACTACTTGTGTAATCCTTACATGCCTAAGCAGGATAAGGGAAGGTAGTATCATTAGCCGTGTAAGCTTGAATTTGAGAAACGTCTAGGTCATAAGCCTGTCCATTTTCAAATGTGCGAACTTCGCGGTTACTGTCTTGTTCTCTACCAAGTACGAAGGATGTTACTCCTACTGCTGTTCCTGACATAAAGTGCCTTTCAAAGAGTGGGAGGAGTGGGAACCCCTCCCATTGTTCTCTCTATATTTTTAACTAAAGTCCCAAGTTGTATAGGTATACACACGCTTCTGGAACGTCCATCTTGAATGTGTATTCTCCTAAAATCTGCCATCTGTAGCTGTCGCCCATTTTGGCAAGAGGTGAGGTGAACCATGATCGACCTTCCATAGCTTTATAGCCGACAGAAGATTCATCTACTAAGAAGATGAGGTCGCTCATTACACTTCCCATACCTTGAAGTTGAACTACGTCAATTTCTCCAAATGTGTGAGACATGTATGTTTTAACAACACCAGTTCCTCGAGATTTATCTCTGAAAGTAGTTCGAGCTGCATCATCTTGGATGTACTTAAACTTCTTCATGAAGTCTGGAGTAACATACATGACAGGCTTCTCAAATGCTTTTTCAGCGATTAAGTCAAGAGCGTTGTCTAGGACATCTTCTACTGCTCGGTCACTAGCCCAAATGTTTCCACCGAAGTCGAGAGCATTGTCAGCTGCGTAGGTATCAATCATGAATTTAAGACCACCAGTGGTAGTAATTTTTCGTGATTTATCTTCCATACGAACACCAACAACCATTTGACGTTGCCATTTTTCAACAAGCTCCATCTGTTTTCGAGCGATAAGTTCATCAGAACCTTCTTCACCGCGAATCATAGATTTGTGTTGAGTTCCAGAGAGATCTACTACATCTTCAAGAATGGTCGTGAAGTTATAGAGGTCTACAAATGGAGTAACAACCATGTCGTCAGCATTTTTACCCTGTGGGGTAGCCATACCAACTACTGAGACTGCTTCGTTATTAACGATTGTAGTTTGAGCTGTTGAGCCTGTTAAATGTCGGAAAGTAACGTTTACGCCACCACCAACTGATTCAACAATGTATTGTGATCCTGCGCTGTCTTGGAAGACATCATCTACGTTAAACACTCCTGGTTCATTAACAACGATGGTAGTACCATCATCCGCACAACCTACATTAACTGTAGTTTGTAACTTTCTGTTGTCTCGAACTCCCCATTCGTATTTGTGAGATTTCACAGCTTTTTTAAAATTTGAACCGCTTAAACGGTTTATCAACTCTTTCCTGTATTTAGGATACTTAACGATTTGGTCTTCAATTTCAATGTGAAGATCTAAATCTCTAGCACCTAAAGTGGATCGTTGACCAGTTTGTACACCAGTCATATTTACCTTTCTTTGGCTTGTTAGCCTTTATATGCGTTTGCTATTTTCTGTGCAATGGTTTGTGTTCCAGAGTTGGTAGAACTCTTAGAAGACTTTCCTTTGCCAGATGTAACTTTACCTGCTTGCTTCACTTTGACCTCAGTCTGTGCTTTTCGAGATCCTTGCTTTCTTGCCCTTCCAGCTGCCATCATTACACGGTCAGTTATCTTGGTAAGAGAGACTTTCCCTCTAAAAGTTTTCGTTGCTGGATCGAAATCCAACTCCTGGTAAAGTTCACCAATTGAACTCTCGAGCTCCTTATCGAAGTCAGGACTACTTGGATTAAGCTCAGGGTATTTTTCCCGAACCGTAGTAATGTCTTTTTGCATTGTGTTAGCAACACGTTCAAGCTCACGACTACTATTAATCCCTTGGTAACCCTCTCGAAGACGTTTATTCTCATCCCGTAGTTCTTTAACCGTTTTGTTAACCTGGTTAAATGTTTTGGCTACGTCCTCAGATGTTTTAAAATGATCTGGAGTAAATTCCTCGACCTTTTCCTCTTCTTCTTTTAGCTCAGCTTTCGCTTCGCTTAGAGTCATGCCATTTTGTTTGGCATTGTTTCTAAGAAGTTCTGGACTGGTCAATACCTGCTCCATTTGCTGTATCTGGCGCTTAGCGTTAGCTAACTGCTGATGTACAGCTGATTGAGGATTTGGGTCGAGCTTAGTTCCCTTTTCAGTGAGCTGCTCTCCATCATCCCCCTCGGCTTCTTCATCAGTTTCCTGAGAATCAACCTCATCATTGTTAATGCTTGAATAATCCTCATTAGAGGTTTCATCAATATCTGAGACCTGAGTCTCATTGTCTACCACAACAGATTCTTCTGTCATAGATTCCTTTCTTACCCTCTGCTTCACCTGACGATTTATATAACGAGGATCGCTCCCCGAAGTTCCGCTGATTGCAGAAAAGGCGGTATATTACGTTACATTAGTAATACTAAAGGGAAAGTGTGTTATTTGTGCCATGCAATGATTACACAGACATGTTTGTTTTGAGGTGGGTTAGTCTTCCGGTTTCCGGATGATACTTATAAGTGACTGGGTAGGCTATCTTGTGAAAGTCACATTTGGTGCATTTAAACAATGACTTGTGGATATCTAATGAGCGGAAGGTATGTTGTCCTCCAGCACAGATAACTCTTTGAGGTTTGCTGTCAGCATAGAATGTTTTCTTGGTAGCTTTTTGTTTCTTCTGGACAAATTCAACACGCTGGCTTTCCTCATTAACACGAGGTTCCATTACGGGAATTTCTATTTCTTCTTCTATCCATTCATTAGTTTTGTGAGGAAAGTTTTTAGACATCGACAACGACTTTATCTTGTTCTATCTGTAAGGTAAGAGATTCTTTTGTAGCAACATACTCATTAAGCTCATTGAAAAACTTACTAACTAGTTTGTATTGCCCAGAAAGCTCATCGACCTGAGTCTTCTTTGGTTGTCTAAATATCTTCTTAATTCTGTCTGAGACAGTTACTTCTTCAGAAATTTCCATAACAGTATTTTCTAAGATTGATTTTTCAGCATACATCTTGGCAGACAGAAGTATCTCTCGCACAAACTCGAAACGATCATCATTGAGAACTTGGTATGCGATAGCTGCTTCATCTATGATGCGATCATACTCATCAATAGATATAATTGTCTTTTTATAAACTCGCTTGTTGTCGTATTTCTTACTGCTCATAGTCTGTGCCAACCCTGCTTATTAGTTCCAAGTGTACTCTCATAAAGATCATATAGGTCTTCAAACCAGTTGTCAAATGTGTGCATGACGTTACTAACTAAAAACCTATCGGCATATCTTCTAATTTCAACAGGGTCTTTCTTGTCAGCAATTTTAGCTGCAAATACAAAGTCAGACAGAGTATTACATCTAAAGCCAGCAATATCATCTACCGTCTCAGGGAAAACTCCGAAGTTGGTTGTTATAACTGGCGTTCCAGATAGCATAGCTTCTACAGCTACACCACCAAAGGCTTCCAAGTAGATAGTAGGAACAAACACTGCTTTAGCATGAGTCATAAGTTCAAACCGCTTTTTTGCATCAGCATAGCCAACAAACTCAACGTTCTTTGAATTGGTTGGGTACTTTCCTTGCCCTGCTATTTTAAGTTTAGCACCTATTGCATCACAGGTCTTAATAGCAGTATCAATTCCTTTTCGAGAAATCTGTCTTCCGATATAGAGGTAGTAATCATCCTTTTCCATAGCAATCTTATCAATGGGGAAGTCTTTAGGATCATAGTAGTTAGGAATAACCCGATCATAATAATTGCCGTTTATTGATTTAAATGGATGCTGAGAGCCATAGGTGAAGTTTTGTAGATAGCTTGATTCAAACGCTCTAAAGTTTGTGTATGAACCTCTGTATCCTATTCCTGGTTCAATAGTCAAATAAAGGTTTACGCCATCAGCGATAATCTGTTGGTATCTACCTTGTGTAATCATTAAATAGTGGTCTGGTTCTTTACGTTTGTTAATTTGTTCAATAGCCGTTGCGTAGTATTTTAGAGTAGTGTCAGTTCTATTTGAATTAAAGTCATGTTTGAACTCATTATTCTTCCAATCATACCCAATCTCAAAAAGGTTGTTTCCTTCACCCCAAGTATCTCTAATATCTTGTAGGGAGTGAGTCTGAATAAATTCAGTACAGGGAGTATCACTTCCTTCTGCACCATAGAGATAAACAGTATGACCTAATTCTAAAAGCATTTTACTCATCTTCACTATCTTTTGAGTAAAGGCGCAACTCATATACTTCTCTGAAACAGGAAGATGGGAGAGACCAAGCAGGTGGAATGTTTTATTCTTCATAATTTTTTCCTTTGAATATTCCATAGTAGCATTTTCCATTAGCGCCTTTACTATTAACACCACACACTTTTCCTTTGCCATCTAGCCATTTATTCATGTTTTCTTCGGTTAATGTTTGGGTGTGTCCGATATTTGACCTAGTATCTAGCCACTCAAAAACTCTAACTATTTTTCCCAAGTCTCGTGCATTTTCACAAATTTTAGCTGGATCATAAGTATGTTCAAGAACATTATAAAACCAAACTTCATCAAACTTTTCACCGCTAGCAAGCTCTTCCCCTGGAGAATCAGATATATTAACACCCTGAGATGTATATCTCATTCTAACCCAGTTTGGGTACTCATACATAAGTGGGTCAGCAACATATGATCTACTACTAAAGTTCTCACATTTGAGGAGTAATGAATACGCACCTCCACCAATATCTAATATTGATTTTCCTTCAAGGTTGAATGAATAGGGTGTTTTTGGGTTGGGAGTTGTTTTTAAACCCATTTTTTCTGCATAGACTAATTGCTTGAGTTCTTCTCCAATAGAGTTCGTACAATTGCCATGCCAGTCTGCTTCCCAATCTTGAGCTTTTTGCCATGTTTTATTCATGAACTAAGCATAGCCTTTAACGATCTGTCTGTCAATCTATTGTCTAAGGAATGAGGGCATAGGAGAAAAGGTGATAGGGTTTTCTGAACCAATACCATAAACATAAAAACATAAATCCTCTGTTGATTCAGGGAGCCAACCACCACCACCATCATAGATGTGGTTTCCATCGTGAGATGGGGAGGTATCGTCAAGTCCGCCATAAACTATATTCGTATTAGATGGAGCTCCACCATCTATTAATACTATGAGCGTATAATATGTTCCATCAACTAGAGTTATTTGATTTCCTCCAGAAAATGTGAACTCCACCAGCCCTAGTGTTTCACCAATTGTTGAAGAATCAATGGAGTCAGACGTAGCTAAAACAGAACCAGTTGGAACTGATGATGTTCCATACGTTCCAGAGTGTGCATATATAAAAACATTTATATTGTTGGAAAACCCTCCGGTTCTCCTCAAATAGACAGCAACACTGCTTAATGAAGATCCATCACCGGTAAAACTCTGACCAAATGAGTACCCATGATAATCGGTGTAAGTAGTAGATGCAGAGCTGTTTGTCTCACTATAGCTGTCCACTGTTATTGGCATAAAAATCCTAACTAATTATGAAAATTCTTCTACCAGAAACAGGTGTCCAAAATGTACTAGGGCTGTTTTGGTTGTTGTATTCAGTTAAATCCCAATCTGTTGTAAGTCTTGTAGTAGACACTCTAAGTTCATCAGTTTTACCATCATAAAAGTAATTTGGTGTGCCAGTTCTGGAAGCTCCAACCCTATTTGCAACTGCGTCAACGGTAGCAAAAGTACCAATAGACCCGTCTGATCCAACCAAAGCTCCGTCTTTTAAGAAATCATAACCAGATGATTCAGTAGCATGAATGGAGTATCTGTGCCAAGAAGTAACGCCAGCTCCAGTGTCATCTATTATATTGGAACTAGCCCCATCATATATAGATGTTCTTGCCTGATCTGCTAAAGCCTCATTAAGTCTGATTGTAAAAAAGCCTATACTTCTATCAATAGTAATTACGCGATCTGAGTCTGCGGTAGAGTTATCATCAGCCTTAGCCCAGACCTGAATACTGATTTGTGAGTCTGAAGCACTAAGGAAATTTGGAAGATTGATATATTGGCTACTTGCTTCAACAAAACTTCTTCCAGTACCTATTTTAGAGCTTGTAAGTTCTGTACTGCCGTTATTTGTTCCATCATTTCCATTAGAGGTGGAGTCTGTTAGACCACCATCATGGGAAACAAGTTTATAGTTTGCATCCCAAACCGCCTCACTCCCAAAAGTATCTGTAGCACCATAAGCCACTGCACTAGCATTTCCATACCAGATAAACAGTGAAGTATCAGTTGCATAGTTTAGAGTTGGTACTTTTGCCCATATCTCACAAGTTTCTGCTACTGTATCTAAGGCTACTATTTCAAA